CTAATAATGTTACTGTAACAGAAAATTCTACAATTAGTGTTGGATCTACAAGTCAATTTATAACTTTTGAAGGAGTACCTGTAGGTGTTGGTAGTACTGGATATGTTAAGTTGGGTGAAGAAATTATTGGATATGAAAGTTATGGAGCAGGAACTCTCGAAACTCTTACAAGGGGTGTAGACAGTACTCTTCAGATATCACATGAATCTGGAGATGAATTGCAAAAGTATGAACTTGATGGAGTATCTCTTAGAAGAATTAATACTAATCATGATATTTCTGATTATAATATAGATCTTGATAGTTATTATATTGGTATTAGTACCTTAGTCAAAGGATCCAATAGATCTAGTGATACATCTGATGGTCCTGAATTATCATTTACTAATGGAGGATTTTATGGAGGTGATACTTCATATGCTACTCGTAATATACAATTTGAAAATATAACACCACTGATTGATATATTTACACCATCCACAGTTACCACGACTTCTGGTTCTGTAAGAACTGTCAGTGGTACTAGTGTTGGTGGAAATGAAACTTCCTTTGTTGATAAGGGTTATCAACCAATACAATTAAATACGAAAAATCAATTAGATTCACCAAGACTTATATGTTCTAAAGTAAATGAAAATGAATATTTAGATAATATTCAAAGAAATAAATCTCTTACTTTAGGAGTGAATTTAGAAACAGAAAATAGTAATGTATCTCCTATAATATACATAGATACTATTAATATTTTAGAGTTAGATACTAATAGGATTAATAATCCAGTTTCTAATTATAGTGATAATGCACTTACGAAATCATCTTTATATGATCCACATAGTGCAGTTTATGTTTCTAAAATTGTTTCTTTGAATAAACCTGCAGATAGTTTAAAGGTAATTTTAAGTGCTTATAGAAATTCTTCATCTAATTTTAGGGTTCTTTATTCTTTAATAAGACCTGATTCTAGTGAAATTGATCAATCCTTTGAATTCTTCCCAGGATATGATAATTTAAATAATGGAGTTGTTAAAGATTCTACTAAAAATAGTGGATTGCCAGATGTATTTGTTCCAGCTAGTTTGGATAATCAATTCTTAGAGTATCAATTTACTGCTGATGCCTTAGGAGAATTTAGTGGATATCAAATTAAAATAGTGATGTCAGGAACAAATCAAGCATATCCAGTAAGAATAAAAGAACTTAGGACTATTGCTATTAAATGATTAGAGTTAAAGGTTATCCTCATTTATATCGTGATGAAAATACTGGTGCTATTATAAATCATAGCCATCAGGATTACAATTCTCGTTTACAAACTATTTCAAATTCTGAAAAAGAAAAAAATGAATTGAAAAGAATGAGGGATGATATTGATGAATTGAAGGATCTTATTAAACAATTATTAGTTAATAGGTAGGTAAGGATATAAATAACAAGTAGGGATTCTAATGAGAATACATGGCTGCCGTATATGTTAGTAATCTTGTAATTAATACAGGAAGTACTTTTTCCCAAACTTTCACTTTGGAAGCAACTGATACCAATTCACCTATGAACTTAACAGGATATACTGTTGCTTCTCAGATGAGGAAATGGGCTGGTGCTTCAAAGGCGACTAATTTTCAGGCTGAGATAGGATCTCCTACCACAGATGGAAAAATAACTCTTGGACTTGGATCAACTGTGACTACAGATTTGAAACCAGGTAGATATGTATATGATGTAGTAGTTGATATATCAGGTACAAAAGAAACAGTTGTTGAAGGAGCTGTTATCGTAAGAGAAGGAGTAACTCGATAATGGCAGATATTAAAGTTAGAGTTGGTCAACAAAATGCGATAAAGGTATTATCATCTACCGCAGCTGGTAATGCACTTAAGGCAGATTATGCTACTATAGCTAAAAATGTTATTGGTGGAATATCTTCAGTATCACAATCATATGTTTCTGGAATTACCACTTTTGTTGGAATTACCACAACTTTAACTGATTTTTATGTTGGTGGGAATCTGTATGTAAGTAATGATTTAACATTTGATGAGTTTAATGCTAGAAATGCAAATATAACTGGTATTGCAACAGTCAATTATTTAAATATTACTGGTATTGTAACTGCCACAACTGCTAATATTACTGGCACATTAACTGCTGGATTAATCGATGGAGGATCGTACTGATGGCAAAACCAACAACTAGAGAGGAATTTAAGAGTTATTGTCTTAGGCAGTTAGGAGCTCCTGTTTTAGAGGTTAATGTTGATGATGATCAGGTAGAAGATTTAGTTGATGATGCTTTACAACTTTTCAATGAACGTCATTTTGATGGTGTTGAGAGAATGTATTTAAAACATAAAGTTACTCAGGATGATATTGATAGAGGAAAAGCTTCAGGAACAACAGGAGTTGGTATTGTAACTACTACAGCAACTGCTAATGTGAGTGGATTGGGTACTATAACTTCTAATTATTATGAAAATTCTAATTTTATACAAGTTCCAGATTCTGTAATTGGTGTAGAAAAGATATTTAAGTTTGATAGTAGTACAATATCTGGTAGTATGTTTAGTATAAAATATCAGTTATTTTTAAATGATTTGTATAATTTCAATTCTATTGATTTGTTACAATATTCTATGGTAAAGACTTATTTGGAAGATATTGATTTTCTTTTAACTACTGATAAGCAAATTAGATTTAATCAAAGACAAGATAGATTATATTTAGATATTGATTGGAAAGCAGAAACAGCAGGTACATATTTTATTATTGATTGTTATAGAGCATTAGATCCTACTTCATTTACTGGTGTATGGAATGATTCATTTTTAAAAAGATATGCAACCGCATTGATTAAAAGACAATGGGGGATGAATCTTATTAAATTTAGAGGAGTTAAGTTACCTGGTGGAATTGAATTTAATGGTAGAGAAATATATGATGATGGGCAAAGAGAGTTAGATGAACTAAGAGAAAAAATGTTTTCCGAATATGAGTTACCTCCTCTTGATATGATAGGATAAAAATATGGCATTAAATCCATTTTTCTTAAAAGGTTCTCAAGGTGAACAAAGACTCGTTCAAGACTTAATTAATGAGCAATTAAGTATGTATGGTATTGAGGTAATATATTTGCCACGTAAAATTGTTAATAAAGATAATATTTTTAGAGAAGTTGAAGCTTCCAAATTTAATGATAATTTCTCTATAGAAGCATATGTTAATACTTATGAAGGGTATACGGGTGCTGGTGATATTATGACTAAATTTGGGATGAGTCTTAAGGATGATTTAGTAGTAACAATATCAAGAGAAAGGTGGGAAGATTTTATAGGATCTTTTTTAGGTGCTTTACCTGCAGATGAAATTGAAGTTGCAAGTAGACCTAGTGAAGGAGATTTAATATATTTTCCATTAGGTGAAAGAATTTTTGAAGTAAAATTTGTTGAGCATGAAAAACCATTTTATCAACTTGGTAAAAATTATGTTTATGAATTGCAGTGTGAATTATTTGAACTTGAAGATGAAGTTGGTGGATGGGATAATATTAGTACTGGAACGGAGCAAATTGATGATGCTTTGATCGATTATGGTTACATGACTTCATTGAAGTTAGTTTCAGTTGGTTCAACAGCAACTGTTGCCATCACTACAAGTACTGGATATATTAGAAATATTACATTAAATAATGATGGATATGATTATACAATTCCACCTATTGTTTCTATATCAACTTCTCCCACTGGATTATCAGGAGATAATGCAACTGCAGTTGCAATAACAACTTCTATTGGTAATTCATATTCTGTCAAAGAGATATTATTAACTCATGCTGGTGTTGGATATACAGTAGCACCTACTGTTACTATTGTTAGTGCTGCAACAACGGCAGTATCTGGTATCACAACATATCATGGAGTTGGAGCTGCTGCAACAGCAACAATTGTTACTGATGATGCTGGTATTAGAGTTGTTAGTATTGCAAATAGTGGTAGTGGATATACTGTTGAACCTGAAATTTATTTTGAGGCACCTCCAAGTGGAATAGGAACTGCTGTGGCTAGAACTAAGATTAATTCTGATAATAATGTTACTGATATATACATTGTTAATGCTGGTATTGGATACACTGTAAGTGGAATTGGACCAGGAATAGCTACAATTGCAAGTCCTCCAATAATAGCAGGTGTAGGAACTTATCAGTTTAATGAGGTAGTTACTGGATCTATTTCTGGTGCTAAGGGTAGAGTTAAGAGTTATGATCAAGATGATAATATTCTTAAACTTGGAACAACTGATGGTACTTTTGTAGCAGGTGATATTATTATTGGAGCTGGATCTTCTGCACAATATGGTGTGGACTATATAATTGAAGCAGAATTTAGTGATAAATATGATCAGAGTGATGAAATAGAGAAAGAAGCAGATGCTATTCTTGACTTCACTGAATCAAATCCATTTGGTAACTTTTAATGTTAGGCACTTATTACTATCACGAAATTATTAGAAAGACTATTATATCTTTTGGTACTATTTTTAATGCAATAGAAATTAAACATAAGGATGGAAGTGGAAGTGATTATAGTGAGATGAAAGTTCCATTATCATATGGTCCTGCTCAAAAATTTCTTGCAAGATTAGAACAACAGGCAGATTTAAACAAACCAGTTCAAACAACATTACCAAGAATGTCGTTTGAAATGAATACTATTGCTTACGATCCTGCTAGAAAAGCAGGTGTTACTCAAACATTTAAAGCTTCTGATGGCACCAATTTGAAAAAAGTTTATATGCCAGTTCCTTATAATATTGGATTTGAGTTAAGTGTTTTCACAAAATTAAATGATGATGCATTACAAATTGTAGAACAGATATTACCATATTTTCAACCTTCATTTACTTTAACTGTAGATTTAGTATCTTCTATTGGAGAGAAAAGAGATATTCCTGTTATTTTGGATAATGTGTCATTTCAAGATGATTATGAAGGAGACTTTGCTACAAGAAGGGCTTTAATATATACTTTAAATTTTACAGCAAAAACTTACCTATTCGGTCCTATTGCAGATACTACAGCTGGTCTTATCAAGAAAGTTCAGACTGATATGTATGCAGATACGAATACTAAGACTGCTAAACGTGAAATGAGATATACTGTAACACCTGATCCTGTTGATGCGGGTCCTGCTGATGACTTTGGATTTAGTGAAAATTGGATGGATTTGGGTGATTCTAAAGATTTTAGTCCAACTAGAAAAGAGGATATTTAAATTATGTCTAGTTATGATCCTATTGATGAAGCACT